TCTAAGAGTGATCTACTACCGTGACAATTAGAGTATTCGGATCGAAGCTGAATGATGAGCCTAGCGAAGAGTTTCAAGTCGGTGGAATGACTGTGCGTGAGTGGCTGGCGAAGAATATTCCCAGCTATTCGGATATGGATGTTCACCCGATTAGCGTTTCACTGAATGGTGAGGTTATTCCGCCTGAGCAGTGGGCGATCTGTTCGTTTGCTGCGACTGACATTGTTGATATCGTCATCGAGCCAAAGGGAACTGAGTTGTTCTTTGGCGCGTTGTTCATGGTCGCTATGAAGGCGCTTACCCCGAAGATCCCAAAGGTTAGTTCTACCGCTCAGAATGGCGAAGGGATTAACGAGGCGTCTATAAAGGGCAATAAAGTAAAACTGAACTCGCCTATTCGAGAGATTGCCGGCACACGGAAAGTATTCCCTGATTACCTTCTTCCTCCGCGCCGATACTTTGCTGGTCCTCGCGAGCAGCATGTTGAGATGCTCCTGTGCATCGGCAAGGGCGAGCACGTAGTTCCCGGTAACAAGATACTGATTGGCGACACCCCTGCTATTTCGCTTGGCGCCGACGTAGAGATTAACGTATATCAGCCTGGAGCAGATCTTAGCAGCGACCCGGCGCATATGTGGTGGAACGATGTAACCGAGGTAGGATCTAGCTCGAACGGGTCGTCTGGTCTTGAACTGACCGTATCCAACCCTCTGACCCAAGGCTACGTCGCTACATCACAAATCTTTGACGACTACACCGTAACGATTCCGTCAGGCGCCGGGGCATTCCCTAGCGACTGGTCTGATGGATTGATCGTTCGCATCCTTGTCTCTTACCAATTCGATTTCGTTGATGGCGGCGCTGGTCGTGACATCGTTCGCGGCTTCAATCTGGATATGCTGAATCCGACTGTTGGCGACACTATTGAGATTGCAGGTAGCAATGCCGGCCTATATGTCGTAAACAGCTTCACGCCTTCCGCTGGCATCGTGCCGGCAGAGATGACGCTGAACTTTGACGGAGGGGCGCCTGTAACCGGATTAACGCTTGGCACGCTTGCCGCCAGCATCGGCCCTCGTGGTCAGCGGTTCCGTATCAATGTATTCAGCACTTCGCAAATCACTATCGAGCGCCTAGATTCAACCGGCGCAGAAGATACCGCATTCCCAGGATTCACCTACCTCGAAACCGCATCAGCTTCGATCACGCTTGATCCTTCGAACCTTGAAGGCGGCTACCGAGGCCCATTCGCGATGTGCCCGTTCGGTGAGAAGGCAACCGCTATCGAGTGGGATGTGTTCATGCCTAGCGGGCTGTGTGGTCTTGGTCGTGAAGGCCAGGTTTACGAGGTAAGCGCGTTCCACACATTCGAATGGCGGGACATGGACGTAGCGGGCGCATGGACTGTAGTCGATCAGGCATTTGCTGGTGCCTCTCTGGACTCACAGGGTTTCACTAGTCGCGTTTATCTTCCATACCCTATGCGTCCTGAGGCCAGAATCAAGAAGCGCTTCATTCAGCAATCAGAGCGCGAGACGGAGATTAACAATGACACGGTCTGGTACGGCGCTCGCTCGCTGCTTGCTGGCCCGACATCCTACGCAGGCGTAACCGTTATGAGCGTCAACGCTCGCGGCGGTGATCGACTTTCTGCGCAGTCTGAAACGATGGTGTCCGTCGAAGCAACGCGCAAGCTGCCAACCCGTGTCGCCGGCGCATGGACTGCGCCAGTTGCAACCCGTGACATCGCCCCATTCTTCGCTTACGTCGCTAAAAACGTTGGATATACGGATGCAGACATTGACCTTGTAGAACTAGACCGCCTAGACGCTATCTGGAAGGCTCGTGGCGACCACTACGACCAAGCAACTAACACCAACGGCACAGCTAAGGGTGTTATCAATGACGCGCTGTCTTGCGGGTTCAGCGAGCTTACGGTTGATCGCGGACTATTGCGTCCTGCACGCGACGAACCTAGAGCCGTGTTCGAATCCATGTACACGCCGCAGAACATGACGCGTGGTCTTGAACGTGACTTCACAGCAGTTCGTCCGGATGACTATGACGGTGTTGATGTTGAATACGTAGACGGCGTGTCTTGGCAGGTTGAGACGGTTGAATGCCGACTGCCAGGCGATGCAGGCAAACGGGTACAAAAGATCAAGGCTGAGGGCTGTACCAACCGCACGAAAGCTTGGCGCATCGGTATGCGTCAACGTCGGGCCTTGAAGTATCGCCGCTGGGAGTACAATTGGGCGACTGAACTTGATGCGCTAAACAGCAGATATCTCAGCTATGTGCAAGTTGCTGACGACGTTCCTGGCTATGCGCAATCGGCTTACATGATTTCGTATGAGGCCGGGATTGTCGAGTCATCCGAGGCTTTCGACTGGTCAGATCCAGGCCCGCACTATCTGTACGTTCGCCGTGAAGATGGCACTAGTTCTGGCCCGTATATCGCAACTCGGGTTGATGATTTCCACCTGTCTATCTCCGGCCTGGACTTTCCGCCTGATACTTCACTGGATCGCGAGCCTCCACACCTTCTATTCGGCATCGGATACAAGGTTCTGATTACCTCGATATCTCCAAATGGCACTGACTCCGCTAGCGTAGAAGCGATGGCGTATAATGAATCGGTATATGCAGACGATGATAATTCGGCGCCATGATAAATTACCCAGAGTCATTGCCGCGTGGACTTCATAACGGCAGAACATACCAGACAGTAAGCCCGCTAAAGCGATCAGATCTCGCTAGCGGGCGCGCTCGTCAACGCCGTAACTTCACCAGCGTTCCGACGATGGCGAGTATTAGCTGGATCTTCAATTCAGCACAAGCCCAAGCATTCGAAATCTGGTGGAAAGTCCAGCTAATCGACGGCTCACAATGGTTCGAGTGCCCGCTTGAGACTCCGCTTGGCTATCAGGATTACACCGCTCGATTCACGGATATCTACTCAGGCCCAAATCGAGTCGGTCCGTTGCTGTGGTCATTCTCTGCCGAGCTTGAATTACGCGAACGCCCAATTCTTTCTGTCGACTGGGGGCTAATCCCGGACTTCGTTGCACTGCAAGCAATATTCGATATCGCCATGAATGACAAGTGGCCCCTAAATCCTTGGCAGATCTACATTCTGCAAACAGACCAAGCTATCAATCAGGAGTGGCCGCAGCCATGAGTTTCTATAACACTGGTAATCCGGTTCCTTCTATCGATCCTCGGGATTTGGATGATAACGCCAAGGTTCTTGACCAGTTTGTAAACGGTACAGAAGAAACCTACACTGACCGAAAAGGCGTTGAGCGTCTAACTCTGTTCGGCATTGGAAACGATGCTAATTCGCTTCTGCTGCGTACAGACTTGGCGGAGCCCGACGGCTTAGCGCTTCTTGGATATAGAAATCAGACTGCATATGTGAAGCTTTCTGACTTCATCGCGGTGCATGACTTCTCGGGTACTGATGCTGCCGCTATCACAGCAGCAGGCGCATATTGCCTCACCAACAAAAAAGAGCTTCGTCTTGACCGTGACGTAACGATCCCTAGCCTAGCCTCACCGATTGAGCTGAAATGCAGTTTCCGGCAGCAACCTGGCACAACCATAAACATTGCCAACGCAGGAATCGCCAATGGGCTATTTAAGTTCACGACCAACCAAGCAGGAACGGTTATTACTGGGGTTGGCGGTCTGACCGAGGGCAGCACCAAGTTAACCGGTCTCCCTGCTACGCCCCCTGGCAGTTGGCTGCTAATCCAAAGCACCGAAGAACTGATTAAGGACACGTCGGCAGGCTCCTACGTTAAGCAGGAAGTTGCCACCATTGCCGACACTCTCGGCGGCCTGGTCGCGCCTCTCAATACGACTTACACCGTCACACCGACAATAACCCTGTTCACTCCAGAGCCTCGCCTAACAGTTAAAGGTCTTTCGATCCAAGGCGACGGCGTAACCATAACGAATACATCGCATAATTTGATCGAGGCTTATCGTCGCTCAGTAGATTTTGACAAGCCTTTTGTATCTGGCGTTCCAAACAACGGGGCTCAGATAAAGTTCAATCAAACTGTTGGATGCGAGGTAAACACCCCCGATATTTCTGGCGGAACAGGCGGCAATGGTTACGGCATCCTAGCCTTTATGACTGAAGGCTTGGAAATCAATAACCCTAAAATCAAAAACTGCCGACATGCGTACTCGGCAAGGCACGACAAAAACACCACTATCACAGGTGGTTCAATGTCCGAGATTGTCGATTCCCACTGGGGGCAGAACCTTATCGTCACTGGGTGCAACATAATCGGCCAAGTACAATACGCCGGCCGAGATCTCACATTTAAAAACAATCACATTACGCCGAAGGATTACGTTGTACGCATCCGAAACACTAGCCCGGAGTTAAAGGGGCGAGTGACGATTGAGGGAAACACGATAGATCTGGACTCGACCGTAATGGCGGGCACACATTTCGCTTACTTGGTATCTGGTCTTTCATCAGGCACTTTTACGTTCGGCAGAAACCTGGCTCAACCTAGTCTGGTATCGATCAAAGGCAATATTTTAAACGTTATTTCAATGCCGACGAACATAACATATGCGCGGATGCTGACGTCTCAAGGGTTCACGTACTCCCTGCCTACGCGATTCGAAATCGAAGGAAACACCCGCACCGATTACACCAAGGTTATTGACATCCTTACCGGGTTCGTCAAAGCTGATAACGTAGATTTCACTGTCAACCCAAGCATTTTCGTGCGCGGTGAAAAGAATTGCCGGATCAGTGTAACAAGCCAAAATACGGCTGCTGACTTAGGCAAGGGATTTGTGCTTGATCTGCACGATCTATCAAGCTTTGTGCTGTTTATGAATCCAAACACCATTGTGGACTCAAGGCTAACTGACGTTGCGTGTTCTGGCTGGGCTCTTCCGTCAGGCGGGGCACAAAGCAACGTCGATAATGGGCGGTTGATCCAGCGAGGAATGGCATTTGCTGGCGCTGTGCCTGTCGAGTTTAGCCGCATCATGAGCGGTGAAATATTCTTCAAGTCGCTTCCTGACGACTCAGCCTCTTACTTCAGGCCCGGCAAAGAATTCGGTCATCTGTCTATCGTTTCTCAAAGCTCGTTGCAGTGGTCCGGCATCGCGGGATATGACGTTCAGGCCGGTGGCGCTTTCAACAATACGATCTTCAACGGCACTTCCTTCGCCACAACAACTGGCGTGCTCGCCGGTACTACTGGAGCAGACGGCAACCTCACGGCTAGCCCAGCAATTGACGGCAGGGTCTATATAGAGAACCGAGCTGGTGCAGCGCTGACCTTGCAGATTAAAGAGATGAACTTCGGTCAGTAGATTTTTCATATAAAATACCGACAAAGCTTTAAAACCAGAGAGCCAAAATGACCAATACGTACAACACGCTAAACCCATTAGGCTCTACTTCAGCCAAAGACCTTTCGGATAACGCCTCGAATTTTGACGAGGGCATGAACTCGTTGTCGCCTAGTTTCTATGACCGGTTTAAGCGCCGTCGTGAGACTTGGGCCGGCATGGAGAAGATGGTTGCCGATTTCCTGGAAGCCATGGGGTTTGAGGCGACTCATCTGGTATATGTTGATGGTTCGCCGCTTACTGTGTTGCGGCCTACTCAGTTGATTGATCGGGCTGGCTCTGTTTACAAGGTTAAGGCGCCGGCTGTATTCCCTGTGATGCTTACGGGGACTTGGGCGACTGATCAGAACTTGTTGGTTGACGTGG